AGAAACATGAATAATACATCTTATACTTTTCTGGTCTGCGTTTTTCTTATATTTTTTCCCAAGACGTATATTAGCAATCTTTTGTAATAGTCCTGGTTCTTTAAATTCAATCGCTTCGCCAAAACGATGTTTCATTTTGTTTTTTGGAATAAGCCATGTATCGATTAGAACATCTCTATTTTCTTCAAACGCAATTAGAATTATTTGATAACATATCTTTGCAAATATTAATTTACTACCATTAGCTTTATTACCAACATGTGGTTCAATAAAACCAAAAATATTTCTTTTGCAAATACCCGGTAGTTTTTTACTCGCTCGCATAAGCCAACAAAGATGAATTAAATAAAGAGCCACAAACAATAGGCATAAAATAAAAAAAGAAATAGAGGTTAAAAATCTAAACATAAACATTAATACAAAACCAATAAACACTAATGATGAACAAATTATTACGAAAAAATATGATATTTCACTATTTGAAATCGTTAACTTAGGTAAATCAGCAAATTTTCTTTTCATAAGTAAATCCTTTCATGATAATTGCTGATTTAATATTCTACAATAATAGTTTATTACCCTGCTAACTTTCATTAAAAGGGCAAAGAAAAAAAGACTATTTCTAGTCTCTGCTTTGCCCTATTTGATTTAGACTACAATTAAATCCTGTTTACCGTCTGCAACTAAAATAGCATCAATGTCCGTTTTAAACTGAGGGTACTTTGTAACCACTGCCTTGTAATCTAAAAATCCACCCTCAATTCTCATTGCGAAATATGCTGCCATTTTACATTCCTCCCATTAATAAAAAGTCCACCGCAGATTGGGTGGCTTGGATATCTTTTTTAAGTTGTTCATTTTGAGCCTGCAATTCGGCTATTTGCTGTTCTGGTGTAGCCGATGGTGTAGTGTATTCATACGTAACCATCTTCGTAGTTGGATCAACAAAAGTACCCAAAACAACTTGCCCTGTTGGTGGTTGCGGGTCAGGAATTGCGTCTACCAAAATTCCAATAGTTTCAAGTTGTGATTGTGGCATATTCATACCATCAATAGGGTCAAAAGGGGCATCGTGTTGTAGTCCCACCTTGTATTTCGTAGCAGTAATCTGAGTTAAATTACCTAAAAATATCATTATTTTTCCTCCCATTTATTGTAGCGTGTAATAAGCTATACCATAGAGTTTTCTTACTTGAGTTGTCCCTGAAGAATTAAAATATGCTACATATATAATTCCAGATGAATCAACCGCTACATCTTGTGCGTGTCCAACATCCGATAATGACCAGGCCACTGTACCCGATGGATAAAATCTCCGCACCGTAGTTGTGTTAACCGAAGTATCATATGCCACATAAACATTGCCAAATTGATCAACTGCTATGCCACGAGGTTGTGGTACTTGAGAATTAACCCAAACTTCCGTACCTAACGAATCGAGTTTTCTTACTGTATTTTCGTATACCACATAAACATTGCCTGAAGAGTCTACCGCTATACTATAGGCATATCCAATATCCGTTTTCGCCCAAATTTGAACACCCGACGAATTGAGCTTTCTAACTGATGTTGTTCCTACTGCGTTGTAATATGCGACATAAACATTGCCCGCTGAGTCCACAGCAATACTCTGAGCAGTTGCTAAGTCAGTTAAGGCCCAAACTTGAGTACCTGAGGAATTTAGTTTCCTCACCGTGGTTGCCCCTGCTGATTGACGGTAAGCTACATAAACATTACCCGACGAATCGACAGCAATATCATAGGCATATCCAATATCAGTTAATGTCCATACTTCTACGCCTGATGAATTTAACTTTTTTACTACAGCATCACCAGAAGCATTGTAATATGCAACATAAACATTGCCTGATGAATCAACTGCTACTTTCCTCGCCCCTGCTGCAGCACCGTAGTTCCAAATCTGATTCCCTGATGAATCAAGTTTTTTTGCATATCCATATGCGACATAAACATTGCCCGATGAATCAATAGCTATACCATAAGCGCTTGGCGTATCTGTTTTCGCCCAAATTTGTACACCTTGGCCACCTGATGAAAGTACAAAATTATTATCCCTGACTGTTGCCCCAATTTTATATGGATTTGTACCAACTATTTGTCCAGTATCGACGGTTGCCGTTGTTCCAAGGTAAAGATCAGTTGAGCTTGCGTTTCCACCACCTCCCTTACCCTGTACAATAAAATTTCCAGAAGTGGCTTCGTAACGCATGGAATAGATAATATTTGCTTTTAGACCTCCCGAAGTAATAGCGTTGCCTAGTGAATCCTTAATTGCTTTAGCTCCTAATCCATTAATGTTTAAGGTTGATGCCCCCGTACTAGCAACATTAACCTTTACCGCTACTGCCATGCCGTCGATATAAGCTGTCGGTGCAGGATTGAGAGTTACTGCATAGGTATTCGCTACTCCTGTTGCTACGGCATAGGGTACGTGGTTCACATCATCGGCCTTATGTTCATCAAAGTCTCCCTTGTAAACGACTACCGCCGGTTGACCGGACGGTGGATTAGATGATAGTTCGACAACCCCGACTTTCGTAGTTGATGCTGATGGAAGTTGACTTGATAAAACTAACCCGTTTGAATCGAGTGTCGCATACTTATTAGAAGGAATAACTACTGTCACATTCGGAGCGTTTCCTACTGCGGCATTAACTGTAAAACGTCTTGTAAACGATCCAGCGCTCGCAGGCGGAATATAATCTCCAGCTGAACCCGCGTTGGCGTATCCGTATAGAATTTCCCCAACATCCGGATCTGTAGCGAATAAACCTAGCTCGTTTACGTATAATTGAGTTGCAATTGCTGAGTTATCGGCTGTTCCTGCCACATATGCCATCATGTTTACTGTATCTTTGGTGATGCCACTAATGGATACATCAAATTGAGGCTGAATTAATGCGGTTAATGATTGAGGATTAATATTCCCGAGACTCCCACTACCGACTTGCATTTTTGTAAATACTATAGGTGTTCCTGCTTGCGCTTTAGTAAACAATGCCAAGCCTTGAGTAGTTAACGCCATTATGCCGTAATTAGCCATTTTCTACCTCCTTTTAAGGTTGTTTCATGATTACCGTTATGGAATCAACCGTCGATGGCACCATTCCTGCTACCCCAAACATATCAGCAGTAGAATTGCCTGCAAACGAAGGGTTAACCATCGATACAGTTTCATCGTCGTTTGTTGTTATAGCCATGCCGATATAAGGGCTTAATGATGCTGAGGTTAAGCCCTCAATCGTCAGCAACACACCCATAGGCTTAGGAACGATGTAAGCATTGTCGATAAGCTGCTGAGTCGAACTGTCGATTTGCCCAGTTAAGACAGCTTTCATTGACATGTTTTGATTATCGATAACCCGAATTCCAAACTGCGGAAAGATGTTTTTCCATAAATTATATATTGATGGTATTGTTCCATCCCAGGAATTCTTGGATATCTTAGCTTTAATTAGTATCCTATAGGAATTATCGCTTAAAACAGGACTAGAGCCATCCAAAGGCTGGTAACTTACATTACGACTTACACCAACAATTTTTCCTAATACATCTAACTGCGCTCCAACCGCTAAATCAAGATCAAAATAAGTATTAAAGTTTACAGCAAGAGTATTTGCGTCATCAAGAATCGACAATGTAGAACTTAGCCATACGGTAAATTTAGGTTTATTTTGATGCTGAGAGGTAACTAAATTAAGGTATCGTTGTATGTCGGCCATGATTACCTCCTAAACGAAATTAACCGTAACATAATCTGTATTTCCGCGCACAGCCTCATTAAACACTGTGGCAATATCCGCAGTTTCTTGTGTTCCTCCGTGTTTGGCAGCGGTAATTGACGTAATACTAAACACTGGAGAAGATAAATCTTGAACCGATAATGCAGGACTATAAAAATTGTTTACCGGTATGCCGTTGACACCCATTGCCATGGCATTTAAAAAAGCGGCTATTGCCGCTTGAATTGCTGTAGACATAGCTGAGGTATACCCGGTAAGTTGTTTAACATTTACAACAACATCTATATCTACATAAGTTGGTCGATAAAATTTAATTGGTGTAACATCACCAAAAGTGTCGGTAATGTTCACCGTTGTTGTTCCGTTAGTGTAACAACCGGGAGCTTTTTTATTAAAAATAGCCTGTGCGACATCGACATCCGATCCACCCTCGACCAAAGCTGTAATACTATGCGCTGGTAATCCGTTGGAGTCTACGGTATCCGAATCGTTTTCATAAACTTTATATCTTGTAACTTTTGATACGGCAGCAATAGCCCCTTTGGTTCCTTCCAGCACTGTCAAGCTAGGCTGAGCCGTGCTGATCGCTTGCCGTGATTTAAGTTGTGAATCCGTTTCTACTGCGGTTCCTGGAGTTGCAGCTAAAGTATTCGCCGCTGAAGTCCATCCATATGTTGGGGTAGCAATAATATTTATTTCTCCCGGGCTTGCAACTATAGGGCCTGAAGTTTGACAAGTAACTGTAGCATCAACTGTTCCGTCAGTGCCGATCGTAACGATTGCGGGGAGGGTCCAATAGTAACCATTTTTATCTTTCATGACTCCATTTGAAATTACCGTACCAGCAGTCCCATTAAGGGTTATAACAGCCGTCGAATAAGTTGCCACTCTGCGTTTTATTCCGTTAAGTTTAACAAGTCCATCTAAACCAGTACCTATTGCAGTTCCTGGCCCTCTGCTATTATAGGCTAACTGGATTGTTTGAAGCGTATCGTTATTTTTTAAGGCAAAGATAGAAATGTATTGATAATCTTGACTATCGGTTCCTAAATAGATATCTTGGCCATAAATATTTTTCGTCTGTTGAATTAAATCGTCAAGGATGTCTTGATAGGTAGGGATATGGAGGCCAGTCTCATCGATATATGGCGCGAAGTATGCCATCTAAAACATCACCCCCGATACAGTTACGGTTTGACCAGTGTTTGTCGCCACCACGCATTTGGAGATCGTATATCTTCGATTCTCGTAAGAGCTTTGAAAATCCTGAATCTGAGAAACACCTTGAGTGCTTAAAATACGCTCCTTAATCAATAGATCGGCAGCATCTAAATGTTCTTGCGTCCCGGATTGACCTAATAGGCTTTGAAACAATGGAAGTCCTTCACTTATGTCTTCCCACCACTCACCTTCTAGGAGCAGGAGGTTTGTTTTTATGGCCTGCACGACAGCATCTGTGTCCTTAATAAAGTTCTGCATGT